GATAAACTTATCACTTTGCCAATGTGTACACTTTTCATGTCTGTCGGATTATTTCGCCTGTTTAATTCGGTTTTTAATACTCTCGTTATGTCGTAATTTTGTTTGTTTTCCATTTTGCCCCACTTGAAAACTACAAAGTAATCGTTTATAATGTTTGAATGATGAAGACCTGGTTAATTACGTTACTTTTAATATTTATTGCTTTTCCGGTTCTGTCGGCTCCTAACTATGACCCGAACCTAAAGCCTGTTACTTATGACAAAGAAATGTACAATATTAAATTGAGAAACAGCCTTGAGGATGAATATGATAAAAAGTGTTTTGTTCAAATTTCGCAAAATGAAGTAATACATATTTGCGGAGAAAACGCTTATTATAATATGGTTTTAGAACCTTACATAAGGCAAAAAAAGAATTTTGATTAACCTGCATATTTTTTAATAGAAATGTTTGCCACGTCTTTATTGGATGTTATTGCATGTCGGCAGGATATTATAACATACAGACCATTTAAACCGTATTCTTTGACATCCAAGTCAATAATCTTCCCTTTCGCAACTCTGTAATCACATAAAAGAGATAAACTCATCTCTGAATTAACTTGATTTAATTCTTTTAATTTTTTCTTTGCTAAACTTTGTAAATTGTTATTTTTAGAAGTATCAATGCTTTCGACTTGAGTTAATAAACCATAGCATTTAACACTATCGTTATCGGTAGCAATCATTTTTTTTGTACTTTTTTCGTTATTATCGGTATAAATAACTCTGTTTTTTAATTCTTCGATAGAATTTTTGACCGAAATATTGCTTATTGTTTCATGTGAATTTACCAGAAAATTTTCCGTTATTTTTGCCGATAGATTTTGTTCAATCGAATATTCTTTGATGTTTAAGTTTCCGCTTTTACAGTCAATATAGAGGTTTTTTCTGCCGGTTTTATCTGACTCAAGTTGTAATAATTCTTTTAATATATCGGAAAACAGAGCGTCTTTATAAATTTTAGAAACTTTGTTTTTAAACTCCGGCTTATTTTTAAGCGATATTTGATATTCCGAACATAATTTTTCTATAGCATCGCCGATATTTACATTTGAAAACTGGATTAAGACTTCATTTTTATTCAAATAAAATCCGACATCGTAGCCTGAATAATTCCATTTGTTTTTATCTGAAGTGTGTTCGCAAGTTGTTATATATCCACAATAAAAAGCGTTCTTTTTCCCTTTCTCGCAAATTTTAAAACTGTTAAGTTTGTCATTTGTTGTTATCCCGTAATCATGGAGTGCAGAAAAAGAAAAAGAACTTGCCACATCATCAAGGTTTTCGTCATAAGTTAAATCCGCCAAATCATTAACTTTTACATCGGATATATAAAAATCGTACATTATATTAAACCCAAATTTTTCATCACGTATTTTGTAGTTACATTTTTTGCGGTGGTTTTTGTTAATTGTTGCCAGTCAATACTGTAATTCGTAACATCACCGTTAAATTGCGTCAAAGATAAAGTATATTTTATATCTTTTACTTTATCAATTTCGTATTCAAATTTTTTTACTAAATACAAACCGTCTGCATGTCGTTTAAAACTTCCACTCGCAAGAGATTGAATATCAGTAGAATTTGTCGCATTGCTGACAATTCCCTGGATATTTTTAAAATCATAGGCTAAAAGCCGTAATGGTAATTGATTTTTTTGTCTTTCTTCCAAAAAATCAACATAAGCCCAACCGTTCACATCGGCGAGTTTATTTGCAAAATTATAATCTTTGTTTACCGGGAATATTGAAGAAATTTCAATGTCTTCAAGATTTTTAGTATCGGGAATATTGAAGTTTGTATCAATGCTTTTATAATTATCAATATTCGCTTCCCTCGGGAATTTTATACCGCTTGGCACAATAGGAAAAATTAAACTTTCCGTATTGCCGGAAGTCAGATAATTGTATGCCTGGCTAATACTGCTTATAAGACTTTGATTAACCTGCTGTATCGGGTTTTTCTTTGTCTGCTTTTCTCTGATTATAATTATTTGCATTTTAACCTCTTGCCATTGCAACGACTAACTCTCTGCCGAGTTGTTGTTTCATTTCGTTTAAAAATGCCTGCGTTCCCCACAAATTACCGCCAATGTTTACATTAATGACAATATTTGAGCCTAAAGTCTTTTGTGTATCATAAGAATTTATAACTTTTGCCCCGGTCGGAAGATTTACGAGTTCGGGCCCTCTTTCACCAACCAAAGCCAAACCGCCCTGAGAATAAGCAGTCCCTGATGCGTGCTTTTTGATTTTGTTATCAGGAGTAGAAACGTTTGACTTATCTTTTATTCCAACAAACGATTTCATTGCATCAACCGCCTTTTTGACTGCTGAGGTTACTTTATCCCAGTTTTTCCATAATAAAATTACTGCACTGACCACTACGCCTATAATAGTCGCCCACACTCCTATCGGGTTAACTAGCATTAAGGCATTCCATACACCCTGAGCAATTGAAACAGCCTGAATGGCCGCTCTTAATATCTGCATTGTGACAATTACGCCTTTTATAACATTAAATGCTATAAAAGCGTTGACAACAACACCGCCGACAACCGTCAAAGCATCAAAATGGTCAATCAAAAAACTTGTTGCCTTTATAATGCCTGATAAAACAGGTGTTACAGTGGCTTTTATTCGAGGTATATTATTTACTAATTTGTCCGCTAAACTTTGAAAACTCGGCAATAAACTTGCCCCAATTTGATTAACAAGCCCTGCAAAAGTCCTTTGTATAGTATCCATCGTATCTTTGAACTTAACCGCAGAATCAACCTGCTCATCGCTCATCCCCATTCCTAAATCTTTGAATTTTTTCCTGAGTTCATCAACCGATTTTGCATTACCGTTTAAAAGCGGTTGTAGTTCCGTTGCAGACTTTCCGAATAATTGCAAACTCAATGCTGTTTTTTTAGCACTTTCCGGCATTTTTTGCAGTTTCGAAATTGCTTCAAACATAACTGTTTCGCTTGTTTTTAATTGTCCGTTGTTATCTTTGAGAGAAATCCCCAATGCCTGAAAAGTTTTAACATTAGCTTTTGCTCCACCTCTTGCGCCTTCCATAGCCTTGGCAAGGTTACTCATACCGGTTTGCATCATTGAAATGTCAGCACCGTTTTGAGAAAAAACGTAATCAAGTTCTTGAAATGTCTGTCTTGACATTTGCATTTTTTGACTCATTTTATCTATTCTGTCGCCTGCTTCGACAGCCTGATTTATCATCATAGCACTTGCACCCGCAAGAGCAGTTATGCCAACCGCTACCGCACTACAAGCCGGTTTTAGTTTTGAGCCTATTTCCTTTGAAAGTTTATTTACTTGGTTATGAACCTTTTTTGCTTCTTTTTCCGTAATTCCCAATTTATCGGCAATTTTTGTTAATTGAGGGGAACATTTATCCTGTAATGCTAAAATTACACCGATAGTCTTTGACATTAATTTACTCCGTACAATGCTTTTATTTCTTCGTATCGTTGTTCAGTCCAATGTAATGCACTGGCTAACATAAAGGCTTTTTCATAACCCGACAAATTACACAATTCATCGATTTTATGCCCTTTTTCAAGATAGTAACTTATTAAAAATAAGTCGCTATCTTGTCTTATTGCTTTTTTAAAGTTTGAAGTAACTCCTCATCAATGAAACCGTATTTTGATAAAATAAAGTTTCCTAAATTCATCACTTCTGAGATATTATCTCCGAAAACTTTATCAATTATGTCGTAAGGTTCTTTTACTTCATAATTTTTGCGAAGTTCATCATCTTTAAATATAGGACAACAAAGGTAAATAAGTTTTTGATACCTTCTATATTCACCTTCGCCGCTATCTCCTATAATTTCAAGAATACTGTCTTTATTAACTTCTTTTACTTCAATTTCGGCATCAAAAAACTTTGAATAATAGTTTTCCTTTGCTTTCTTTTCAATAATTTTTTTCTTTGCCAAAATATTTTCAATAGTAAGTTTTTTTGTCATATTTTTCCCCTAATCAAGATATTCGTAATCTGTCGCATTAAAGGGTATTGTTTCCTGATTTGTTTTACCCTTTTCAAATGCAAAAATATCCATATCCTGCAGAGTTACACCTGTTATGGATATTCTTCTCGTTACTCCGGTGTCGGGGTTTTCAATTTTCCCTACAAGAGTTATATCAGGCTGAGTTTTATTTTTATAACTTTCCATAATATCTGCAATCGCAAAATCAACCTGGAATTTTGTTATTTCACCTGACAAAGAACATCCGACAAGTCTTTCTGCAGTTGCAAAACTGTCAGTTGTATCAACTTCTTCGTATTTATTTGTTTGTTTGAAAGAAAATTTTTGAACTTTTAAAATTTTGTCCGTATTGTTTAACCAAAGCTCACCGCTCGAACCGGTAAAAACTGTATTTACATTAGTCGCCATTTTTATTACTCCTATATCATTTCAACTGTAAGTTTCATACCTTCAATTGCATTAAGCATCTTAATATCCATTGTTGCGTATATTGTGTCGCTTAATGTCATAAGTCTCACTTTATCATCGCTCCAATCCTGTGCTTCCGTTGTTCCTTTTGCAATCCAGGCATTTCTTTGTGCTTCGACATCTGTATAAATTTTATTGTCGTAGTTCGGGTCTAATACTCCGAGATTTTCCAACTCTTTAATATATCCGTAATTAACAGCAGAATAGAATAAACATTGATTATCATAAGAGTTTTTGTATCTGCCCTTATACCCTTGTCTGAAGCCTTTAATAATATCTGTTTTTATTCTTCGCATACCCTCTGCAATGGTTAATGCTTTCATTTCAGCGGTATATGTTGAAGAAGTCGTTTGTAATGTATTGCAAGAGTTCGCAAGTCTGATACCTTCTTCTTCCGGATATAAAGTCAATTGTCCGAGATTATATGTTGTGGGCTGTGCGACTGATTTCAATTCAGTAAATACTTTATAAGTGATTGACATATCATAAGGACAACCGCAAGCGACACCGCCAATAATCGGAATAAGTTGTAATCCGGTTATATTTGATGTTGTTCCGTCATCATTTACCAAAACTGCTGACGGGTTTGAAATTGAACAAACATTTATTGAATCAGCCTGAATATTATAAACCATAGCAAATTTTTCTTTTTCATCGGCATAACTGTCAATCGCACTTTGTGCTTCCGCATCAACTGACATCAACCAATCAAATTCAGGACATAAATCATCCATTACACTTGTTACGGAAGCAATATCAGTTTTGTACTCAAGAACATGAACAGTATTACAACCGCCTTTGAATAATTGTTTTACATATTTTGCAATTGTTGCATCTGCTATTGTCGCATTTGCACTTTTATAAGTATTTAAAACATAAGTTCCTGTAGCCATATCAGCGTCTTGTATCAAAAGTAAACATCTGCCTTTTTTACCGGCTTTAATCTGATTTGCTACAATCTGTTTGAAAATTACGGTAATTTCCGCTTTCAAATCGTCAAGTGTTGTCGTCATTGTTAAACTCCTTCCAGTTTATCCATAATACTTGTATTGTCATATTCGTCATAAGGATTTGTAATTTCTTTATCCTGATAGAAATTAAAATCAATCGTCATTGTCAAAATATAATCTGTTTCTTCGATATCAATTGAGCAATCACAATTTAAAAACCTGCTCTCAGTATTTTGACCGTTTGCAAAATCTACCTTCAAAGGTTTCTTAAAAGCGTGTTTTAAACCTTGTTCCTTTTGAAGCAGGTCAAGTAATGTTTTGGATGTAGCAAAATAATAGATAGCGAAGCTCGCTATTGTATTTATTGTATCGTTTGCAACTTCTTTTTCGTTACTTGAAACATATTGAATGTAAAAACAAGGAGGAAGAGGATTTTTAATATCTTTAGTCTGAACGGTTATTGATGGAAATGCAGTATTCAGTCTTGTTCTTATTGCTTTGTATATGTTCTGTGTGCTTATCATTTTATTCCTTTTACCGTGTTCTCGACAAACTTGCCCATAAATTCTTCGCAGTCGTTAAGATATTGCGTTAAAAATTCAATTTCTGCCTGTTTAAAAATAAAGTTACCTAGAACAAAGTGCCCGGTCGGATTTTTGTCGTGGTCGGTTTGGATATGACCGTATTCAATCATATGTCCGTGCCGTGATGAATTGAATGCCCTGACACACAAATCATTTTCGGCATATTTATACGGTTTCCCCACTTTAAAACGTTTGTGATAACTTTTCGTTTCAACCCATTTCTTTTTTTTGCCTTTCGATGTTCCGACTTGTTTTCTTGCTATCTTTTTTGTAATTTTTAAAACTTTTTTTGCTTCCGTTTTTATAAAATCTTTTGCTTCTTCGGGATAAACTTTGGCGATATTTCTCAAAATATCTTTTTTAAAATCACTCAATTCGTCAAACAAAAAACCATCTTGGCTCATCGAACTGTTTTCTCCGTTACAAATACTTCTAAAAACTCATTTCTGAAAGCATCGTTAAGTGAATAATTCACATCAAAGATTTTTCCACGGTATTTTATGATGTGTTTATTTGGCATAATTTGTGGAAAATTTTTATATGTCCAGGTCATCTTATGAGTTACTGTTGTCATTACCGTATCAGCCGGACGACCCGATAACAAACCACCGACTCTTGTTTCAATCTTTGCAAAAACAGATTTGATTTTTACATAGTCATGAACTTGTTCGCCCAAATCGTCATATACAGGGTTGTCGTTTTCATCGACAAGGTTTTTCATTTCCCATATTTCAATCGGATGTTTTATTCCGCCTCTATCCATTTTTATAATCGCCTCTCATGGAAATATGCTTAATTAAGCAATCAAGAGTATATGGAACACTAACCTGGGATTTTTCAGAGAAGCTCTCTCTTTTATCGTAGAAGTGAGCTACGGCTTGCATCATCGCAAGTTTATAAACTCTGTCGTTATAACGGAAAGATACTCCTGTCTGTTCTTTAATCATCTGTTCCGCTACATCGATTAAGCCGGTTATAAATTTATCATCATCATTGAAATCTACTCTCAAAAAACTTTTTACTTCAGTTAAGTTTAAAATATCAGGCATTTAATAATTCCCCTATTGTTATTCTCGGAATATCCATATTAGCGTTTGGATTCAAGTTGTATAGTTTTAGATATTTTTCGTTTACATATTCGATATGTTTTTTACACAAAGCGGTTCTTTCTTCGCTCCACGATAAAATTTGTCTTGGATTGTCAAAATGTTCAGTATTTCTTATTAAATCTATACCGGCAAGAATAACTGTTTTATACCCTTTTAAATATGCCCAATTCATTGCCATTGTCGGAGTGTGATAATATACCGACAAACAATTTGAGATAAGGCTTTCTTTAAATTCAAAAGTACCGTTTGAGCATTGGTATAGTTCTTTTTTTGAATGATTTAAAAGTTTTTCGTAAGCCTTTGAACCTTTAAAACTTCTTTTTATCGGGCAAATTACATTGTGATACTCTTTGAAATCAGGACATATATTATCAAAAAATATTACATTTTCAACACAAGGAAAAACATTTACAAAGGTATTACAGGCAATTGTAGGATATTTTTTGCATAAATCCGGCACATAGTTTGCAATTTTATTTATATAAGGACTTCGCCCAAATAATACAAGTGTCGTTTCTTTATCTAACATCATTTTAAAAGAGAGAGGAGCAAAATGCCCCTCTCGTATTTGTTAGCCAGCAGTATCAGCGTTTGCATCCATTACAACGAATGCTTCATTCAATGCAACTTTGCCGTCAACTAAGCCAAGTACACGATAACAGATGTCGCCTGATTTAAAAGCAACAGACCTGTCTTTCGCTACTTCAAACGGTTTGGAAATGTTCAGGTAATAATATTCAAAGTTACCTAAAATTACTTCGTTTTCGGGAACATATTCACAAGTAAGAACCGGATAACCGAGCAAATTGCCTCTGAATCTTCCGTCAGTTTCCATTTTGAAAATAGGCTTTTGCGTTGTATCCTTAATTTTTGCAATTTGGTTATACAACGTTTTCTTATGCATAACAAACATTGCGCCTGCGTCGTAACCGCTTCTTAAATTAGCAATTATACTTATTATGTCGTTATACTTAATTTTACCTGCTTCTTCCGGGTCAATCGGTGTAATTGTATTTAATATACCGGTTGCCTGACCGCTTCCTGAACCATTCAGAATTGCATTATCCAACGCAACTTTAACCTTCTTGACGAGCATATTTATCAAGAAGCCTTCAAATGCGTCTATGCTCATATTTTCAAGTTCAGCAGTGATTGTTATTGTCTTGATAAGTTTATGATAAGTAAGTTCAACTTTACCTACCTTATCATCACTGTCAGTGCTTGCCGTTCCTTCTGATTTCCAAGCAAGGTCAGCAGTAGTATCTTCAACGGGAAGAATTACATTGCTCGGAATACCCAATGTAGTTACAAACGGAAGAAGAACTCCGGCATCTCTTAGTTTTTCAACAATTTTATTCATTGTCAGAGTAGGTACAACTGCTCCGTTTGATTCTGATGCGGTTGTCATTGCTCTTTGTTCAACTTCTGTGAGTTTTTTGCCCTGCAAGTCCTTTAAGTAAGCTGAACGATATTCTTCAGAATCAATACCATAAGTTTTTTCTGTGATTTCAGATTTTTTATCTGCCGGTGTTACGATTTGACGACTGCGTTTTTCAATGTTTTCAGAAAGGGACATTCTTTTTTCAATTTCTGCCTTTTCTGCTTTTAAATCGTCAACTTCTTTTATTGCTGCATCTAATGCTTCACCTGTTAATTCTTCGATTTGCGCAGCAATTTCTGACATTCTTTTCTGGATGTCTAATAATCTTTTTTCCATATTTTTACTCCATTCTTATAGCGATAATTTCAATTTCAAAATTTTCCTTTTTGTTGCGTTGGTTTTCTCCAAAACCCTTATTTTTTCGTTCTCCAACTCAAAATAATTTCTTGCTGATACGTCCGTATCGTCGTACGCTGGAATATCTACAATTGAAACGTCAAATAATTTACCGATTTTTAAAATTGTTCTGGTATGAGTGCTTGCATCATAGTCATCTTCTGCAATAGTAAAAGCAAAAGAACATTTATCGAGACCGCCCTGTTTTATCAAAGAAAATACGTCTCTTGATGTGGATGTATTAAACATATTTGCTTCAAAGAATAAACCGATTTCATCGACAGACAACTTTAAACTTCCGCCTCTTACTCTCGCTAAAATCGGAACGTGGTCAGAGTGATTGTATTTAAGACAGCAATCTTTCATATCGCAGTTATCAAACGCACCTCTTGCGATAATTTCCTTGTACTCAATGCCGTCCCATTCGCAAATTGTTGTCGGTGTCTCAAAAACACTCGCATGGCCTGATACAACCATTTGTTCTTTGTCGTCTGTTTGCAAGCCTTTTAACTCGATACTACGGGTTTCCTTGTTCTTCATCTTCCACATCCTTATCCTTATTAATACTGTTTTCTGAAACTCCCTGATATTCGTTGGCTTTGTCTGCATCAACGTAATTCAACGAGATTATGCGCTTATCTCCGCCTTCAATTGGCGAAAGTTCAAATATTTCTCTACATTCGTTAAAAGTGAATACTCCTAATTGCAAAAATTCCTTACAGATTTGCATTTTAGTTGAGTTATTTGCAAAAGTAAGACGACTCGCCGACATTATTATTTTTTTACCATTTTCTGTTTCTTTTGAAGTAAATACTTTCCTTGTAAATTCTTCCGATAGCTGAATTGCCAAAGGTTCAATAGTTGAATTATAAAAAGCATTGAATTTTTCTTCGTTGTAATCGCCTTTGAGTATGTCCTCTGAAATTCCGTAATAACTATATATTTGACTGGTCGCCAAAGTGTGATTTTTGTTATCAATGGTGTATGGTTTTATTTCGAGTTGCTGAAAATCGCATTTGCTATCAAGTGCGCCGATGCCGTCTGCATTGTTCATGTATGAAGAAACGAAGTTGTTTTTATAAACATCTAAATCTTCTTTTTTCATATTTCCGGCATATTTGATAACCCCACGCAAAACAGAACTTGCTTTAACTGCATTTATAAAGCCTTCAGTAAACGATTTGAATAAGAGTAATGTCGGATGAAGTATTCTGTCTTGCGAAGAACCGAATATATCTTCGGTGTTATAATGTCGCCTTAGGTGAATTAGCTCGTTATACGGTAATATTACCTGATTTAATCCCATTGAACGAAAATAAAATTTACAATATATCTCGTTTTCATACTCAAGAAATTGAATTGAAGAATACGGAATCGGATAAAATCCTTTTATTAAGTTTTCTGCATCATATTCTATGAAAACAAAAGCATTATTATTTGTTAGCAGTTGGCTCGTTATTTTATAGAAAAAATCAAATCTTGAGTCTATTGCGTTTGGATAATTTTGTAATAAATAATCTACTCTTTTCGAATACTTATTTTTAAATCCGGTTATTACCGGAGTTAATTTTGCCGTATGCTTTGCAATTGCATCAATACAAGCTCTTATTGTTAAATTATCGTAAATGTTCTCATTATTAGCAAGTAAAAACGGAGTATATGAGTTCAACATTTGTAAAGTTTGAAACTTTCCGTTTTCTTTTACTGATTCTTTTGAAAATATATTTTTGAAAAAATTTCTTTTAAAAATTCCCATTATTTTACCTGTTAATTAATCTTAAATATTCTTCCTGTAAATCAAGATAAACGACATACGCATCAAGCATTCCTGCGAAGCCATCAATTCTTTGTTTAGAGTTCATTGTCTTTGCCGGCTGAATATTGCCGTTTTTATCTACATCAGCCCTTACATTTGTCAAACACCAACGAGTGATTGGATTATTGTTATAGTTAACCTTTTTGCTTCGAAGTTCGGCGCCTAACAATTGCATCGGATTACTTAAAGTTTGCTTTCCTTGTCTTACAGGATGACCGATGTCTCCAAATGTATCTTTCATTCTTTTAACAAAAGCAGTTGCACTCCAAGCATCATATCCGTAGCTGTAAACATAAAGCCCATAATCGTTTTGAACTTCTTCAAACCATTGAACTACATCGTCATAATCGACTTTGTTTCCACTTGATGTTCTCAATAAGCCTAACTCGTACCAGGTTATATAAGGTGTCTTGTCCTCTTTTGACCTGCGTTCCAGCAAATCATGCGGAAGCCAATACATCGTGTGAAAATATAAGTTTTCATCATTATGAAGCCTGAATAAAATACTTGCACTTGTTAAGTCAGTTGTTGCTGATAAGTCGACTCCTCCTATGCCATAATCTGGTTTTAAAACAGATAAATCAAATGTACTTTCATTGACAATGTCTTCAAAATCAAGCCATACTTCACTTGATGTTTCAGGCATATTAAATTCTTTTGTCAGAACGTTCTTTTTGTTTATCGGATTATTTAAAGCAACGTTAACAGCACGTTTGATATAATCTGTCGGCTTTGATATATCAATATTTGGATTTGCTTTTATCCATTTATCTTCTTCGAGCCACTCTTGTCTGCTGTCAAGTTCATATATTACAGGCAAAAAAGCATCATCTTTATAGCCATTTTCAACATAATAGCCGTTTAGTACATCTGTGGCTTGTTTATACTTAACATCGTAAGCACCCTCTCTAATAAATCCTGCTGTTGATGTTATTAAAATTAACGGCTCTTTTCTCGCTGAAACTCCGTCAGCAACAATGTTATAAAGTTCAGTACCTTTCCAGGCGTGAATTTCGTCGCACTCTGCAAGATAAATATTTAAACCGTCTTCCGTATTGCTATCACTTGATAGCGGCTTAAAAGTAGAATTAGTTTTATCAAAAGCAAGAATGTTTATTGTACTTCTTATTCGTTTTCGTAAATCTGGCGACTTTTGAACCATGTTTTTGGCTTCTTGCCAGATTATTTTTGCCTGTTCTCGTTTAGTGGCTATCGAATAACATTCTGCTCCGCCTTCGCCGTCTGCTACGAGCATATACAATGCAATACTTGAAGCAAGTAGAGATTTTCCATTTTTTTTTCCGACAAGCAAAAATGCTTCTTTGAACCGCCTGCAATTTGTTTTTTTGTTTATAATACCGAATATAGCGGAAATAAATGCCTTTTGCCATAATTCAAGTTTTACCGGTTTGTTTGCCCATTCACCTTTTGAATGTTTACAATATTTTTCTATGAAATCGATTGCGTGTTGTGCTCGTAGCTCATCATATATGTAGTCAGTTTCAAGATTGCCTTCTATGACATCTACAAGATATTGATAAATCTTCGTAACTTTTTTACACGCAATTATTTTACCTGATTTAATTTGCTTAAAATATTCAGTTATAGGATTTGTCATTTGTTTTTATTGCTCCGGATTCCAATAAAATTATCGAAATCGTCTTCTTCTGAACCTAAATTAAGTTCATCCGGCAATAAATCAGTAAGTTGCTTTATTAGAGCTGCTTTCTGTTTTGTAAACAAACAATAGCAATCAAATGCACTGGATTTTTTTCTGCCAAATTGATTTGCTCCGTTCTGATACTCTTCAACCATTCCATTTTTCGTAATGTCTTTTTTTAACTCCGCAGTTTTAATTGTCATAAACGCAATATCTTTAACCAGGTCAAAAGCTACATTCAGTTT